ACAAAAGTTATTATCATATCTACTCCTCACGGAATGAATATGTTCTACAAACTCTGGCATGATGCAGAGCGTGGAACGAATGAATATGTGCCTACAGAAGTTCACTGGTCTGAAGTACCAGGTAGAGATGAGGTATGGAAAGAACAAACAATTAAAAATACATCGGAGCAACAATTTAGAGTTGAGTTTGAATGTGAGTTTTTAGGATCTGTTGATACTTTAATTAGTCCTAGTAAATTAAGGACTATGCCATACGATGAACCTATAAAACAAAATAGAGGTTTAGCAGTATTTGAAGATAGAAAAGAGGATCATAATTATATTATTAGTGTCGATGTGGCACGGGGTATTGGAAATGATTATTCCGCATTCATAGTATTTGACACAACAACGTTACCATATAGGATGGTAGCACGTTATAGAAACAATGAAATAAAACCTATTGTTCTCCCAAATATAATTGTTGATGTAGCAAAAAATTATAATAACGCATATATTTTATGTGAAGTAAATGACATAGGTGGTCAAGTTGCGGATATTATTCAGTTTGATTTGGAATATGAAAATCTATTGATGGTAGCTATGCGTGGAAGGGCGGGTCAACAATTAGGTCAAGGATTCTCTGGTAAGAAAACACAACTTGGTGTAAAAATGTCTACTGCTGTAAAACAGGTTGGATGTTCAAACTTAAAAGCATTACTTGAAGAAGATAAACTTCTAATTCCTGACTATGACACTATTGCAGAACTAACTACATTCATTCAAAAAGGTCAATCATTTGCTGCAGAAGAAGGTTGTAATGATGACCTTGCTATGTGTCTTGTTATTTTTGCTTGGATGGCTATGCAACAGTACTTCAAAGAGATGCATGACAATGATGTAAGACAACGCATATATGATGATCAAAGAGAAGCAATCGAACAAGACATGTCACCATTCGGATTTGTAGATGACGGAATGGAAGATGAATATTTTGCAGATGCTCAAGGAGATATGTGGAAAGTTGCGGAATACGGGGATAAATCTTACATGTGGGAGTTTAGGTGACGTTTCAAAAATATAAATAATCTTAGACAAACATTGCTGAGCCGACACTAGGAGAATTTTAAACATGGCAGCCAATCAATTATCGCCAGGTGTAGTTGTACAAGAAAGAGATCTAACAACTATTACCACTGCATCAACCGCCAATGTCGGTCTGATGGCAGCACCTTTTGAACTAGGTCCCATTGAACAAATCGTTGAGATTGGTTCTGAGAGGGAATTAGTAGATCAATTTGGTCAACCAAATGACTACAACTATGAATACTGGTATTCTGCTGCACAGTTTCTATCCTATGGTGGAACATTAAAAACCGTTCGTGTAGACTCTACAAATTTAAAGAACGCTGTTTCAAATGACACTGCAGTAAAGATCAAGAATCTTGATAACTACGAGCAATCATATGAAGGTGGAACAAACGCATGGTTCTATGGTTCTAGAACAGCAGGTACAAAAGGTAACTCAATCGGTATTTTTGTAACTGACTCTGGTGCTGATCAAATCGCTGTTTTACCTGCTCCTAGTTCTGGTAACGAATGGAACTTCGTTGCTGATGAAGCAGTTTCCGCATCCTCTGGTGCTGCTGGTAAAGTATTTAAGTATAGTGTAGTTCTAACAGTTGATACTATTGTTGGTGATTTTACTCCTGGTACTTCTACTACAATCTCCATCGGTGGTTCTAATGAAACTATTGATGTTCTTGCTTGGGATCCTGCTAATAAAAAACTAGAGATTGGTATTCCTAGTGCAGGTGTTACTGGTATCATTGCTGATGATCAAGTAATTACACAAGGATCAAACACTGCTGCAGTCAATGTAGGAATCGAAAGACGTTTATATATTGCTAAGAATAAGTCAAGTATTGACTTCGCTGCTGCTGATAGTGTTACTGATACAAACTCTAACGCTGTTGCAATTAGTTCAGTTCGTGTTGAGTATGCAGAGCGTGAGTATCTACCTGGTGCAAAATGGATTAACGTTGCTGCTCGTCCAGAAACTTCACTTTGGGCAAGTAATGCAGGTGGATTTAGAGATGAGGTTCACGTTTTAGTTATCGACATTGACGGAAAGATCACTGGTACAACTGGTGCACTTCTTGAGCGTTTTGTTGGTTTATCTAAAGCATCTGATGCTAAAACTTCTGTAGGAGAAACAAACTACTATAAAGAAGTAATCAAACAAAAGTCCGAGTATATCTACTGGGGTAAGCACGAGACTGGTTTATTCTCTGCTACTGCTTCTGCTGCTGATGGTAACTGGGGTCAGACTGCTGCTTCTAGACAGTTTAACTTACTTCGTTCATCTACTGGTTCTGTTGATTATCCTGCAGGCAGAACAACTCTTGCATCTAAAAACAATGCTACATTCTACTACAGACTAAGTGGTGGAACTGATTATGCATTAGCTGCTGGTGAATACACAGTTACTAACTCAGCTCTTTCTACAGCATATGAGTTAGGACAAGATCCTGAGTCACAAACTCTTGATTTCATCATCACTGGTCCTTCTGGTGCTGATGATGCTGCTGCAATCGCTAAAGTAACTTCTCTTGTTGCTATCGCTGAAGAGAGAAGAGATTGTATGGTATTTGTTTCACCTCGTCGTGGAAACGTAATTGGTGTTTCTAATACTGCTACAGCAACAGAAAACATTGTTGCTTTCTTTGAGCAATTACCAAGTTCTTCTTACATGGTATTTGATTCTGGATACAAATACATCTACGATAAGTATAATGATGTATACAGATACGTTCCATGTAACGCAGACGTTGCAGGTTTATGCTTACAGTCAGCAGAAGTTTCAGAACCATGGTTCTCACCTGCTGGTTTCCAACGCGGTGTTCTAAGAAATGCAATCAAACTAGCATATACACCAACTAAGACACAAAGAGATCGTCTATACGGAAATAGAGTTAACCCTATTGTTTCCTTCCCTGGTCAAGGTGTAGTACTCTTCGGTGATAAGACTGCTCTTGGATTTGCAAGTGCATTTGATAGAATTAACGTTCGTCGTCTATTCCTCACAATCGAAAGAGTTATCTCTGGTGCTGCTAAGTCACAACTCTTTGAGCAAAATGATGATGCACAAAGATCTCTCTTCCTCAACATTGTTGAACCATACATGAGAGATGTTCAAGGACGTAGAGGTGTAACAGACTTCTTAGTTAAGTGCGATGCATCTAACAACCCACCTGAGGCAGTTGATCGTGGAGAATTCTTCGCAGAAGTATTTGTGAAACCAACACGCACAATTAACTACATCACACTAACATTTGTTGCAACAAGATCTGGAGTATCATTCAGCGAAGTCGCAAGTTAATAAATACGATTGAGACCTTTCGTGCGTCTCTACAATCGGAACAACCCAAAACCTCCGCGTTTACGGAGGTTTTTTTATGCTTGTAAATATTCATAAGTCTAAATATAAGGGAGACGGAACACTACTTTTAAAAAAATGGCAAAAAGAGGAACTATTGATGATTTTAAGGCTAATGTAGCCTCGGATTTTGCGAGACCTAATCTATTCCAAGTTGACCTTGCTTTCCCCTCAGGAATTCTACAAAACGCTGACCTTGTGAATCTTGGTAAGTTTACTGTTCGTGCAGCAAACCTTCCTTCATCTCAGATTGGTGTGATAGAGGTTCCTTTCAGAGGAAGAACACTTAAGATTGCAGGTGACAGAACATTTGAACCTTGGACAATCACTATTATGAATGATAGTGGATTTGGATTACGCTCTGCATTTGAACTTTGGGCATCAAGTATTCAAGCATATAACGAGAACTTCACATCTGCTGCGGGTCTTGGAGATACTGATGATGCTACTGGATACTTCGCGGACATGAAGGTTCATCAATTAGCAAGAGATGTTAAGACAGGAGATAAACCAAAGATTCTTAAGTCTTACAAATTCTATAATATTTTCCCAAGTGCAATCGCTGCTATTGATCTTGACTATGGTAATAACGATGCCATCGAAGAGTTCACTGTAGAGATGCAGGTTCAGTACTGGACTCCTTTAAATAAGGCAACTGACGAGTGATATAAATAAAAATAAGACCAATACATTTTAAAATATAATGTCTCAGCTCTTCGGTTTTTCACTTGAGCGAGCGAAGAAGGTCCCAAAAGGACCTTCTTTTGTTCAAAAAGATAGTATGGATGGCTCGCAACCCATTGTAGGTGGCGGGTACTATGGATATTCCGTTGACTTTGATGGAACAGTCAGAAATGATTACGAACTTATCACTCGTTATAGAGAGATGGTTCTTCAACCAGAATGTGATAGTGCAGTTGACGATATTGTCAACGAAACTATTTGCGGTAACTTTGATGATGTTCCTGTTGAAGTAGAATTATCTAATCTAAAACAATCAGAAAAGATTAAAAAATTAATCAGAGATGAATTTCAAGAAGTTCTTCGTCTGCTTGATTTTGATAATCGTTCTTATGAGATCTTTCGTCGATGGTATGTCGATGGGAGACTTTTCTATCACAAAGTAATAGATCCAGATAATCCCAGAGATGGATTGGTGGAACTACGTTATATCGATCCTCGTAAGATCAGGAAGGTTACTGAATATGATCAGAAACGTCCAGAACAATTACGCGGTTTAGATTTGAATACTCAACTCACTCAAAAAAGTGCGGAGTATTTCCTATATAATCCTAAGGGATTAAAGAACTCTACTAATCAGGGCATGAAAATTGCTGCTGATTCAGTAACTTATTGTCATTCTGGTATACAGGATCTCAATAAGAATATGACTTTAAGCCATTTGCATAAAGCAATCAAGGCAGTTAATCAACTGCGTATGATTGAAGACTCTTTGGTGATCTATAGATTATCAAGAGCACCAGAACGTCGTATTTTCTATATTGATGTCGGTAACTTGCCTAAGAATAAAGCGGAACAATATCTCCGTGAAGTTATGGGTAGATATCGTAACAAGTTAGTATACGATGCAAACACTGGGGAGATCAAGGACGATAAAAAGTTTATGTCCATGTTGGAAGACTTTTGGCTTCCAAGACGTGAAGGTGGAAGAGGTACAGAAATATCTACTTTACCTGGAGGACAAAACCTCGGAGAATTGGAAGACGTAAAATATTTCCAAAAGAAACTCTATAAAGCACTTAACGTTCCATCATCTAGATTAGAAACTGAAACAACGTTTAACATCGGTCGTGCTGCAGAAATAACTAGAGATGAAGTAAAGTTTCAAAAATTTATTGCACGTTTAAGAAAGAGATTCTCCGAATTGTTCATGGATCTCCTCAAAACTCAACTCATTCTAAAGGGTATTTGCTCTATGGAAGAATGGGAAGAGATGAAGGAGCACGTTCAATTCGACTTTATTGCGGATAATTACTTCACTGAACTGAAGGAAATTGAAATCCGTAATGAGAGAATGAATCAAGTAAATGCAATGGATCCTTATGTCGGCAAGTATTTCTCTATTGATTATATGCGTCGTCAAGTCCTAAAACAAAGTGAATCGGAGATCAAGGAAATTGACAAACAAATGGATTCTGAGCGAGAAGCAGGTCTTATTGTTGATCCTGCAGCAGAAATGGATCCCTCTATGGATCCTAATGCAGTCCCACAAGGGGACGACATCTCTGCCCAAGAAGCACCTGTAGAAGTTGATGCTGCGGATGCGAAGCGGGGAGAATTCTAAATAATAAATAACAATGTGAGGAAATCATTATGCCTAGCGAAATTGCAAAACAAATAGTTCAACAAATCTTCGGAGACGACAAAGCGAAAGCAGTTGACTCCGTGAATGATGCATTGAGTGCAACAGCATACGATGCAGTTCAAGCAAAGAAAGTTGAATTTGCTAAAGCAATGGGGTTTGAACTAGATGATACCGCACAAGCAGCTGCTGATGAAATAGAAGCAAACGCAACTGACGGTACAGATACTGAACCAGAAACTGTTGAAGTTGATGGTCGTAAACCTGAGGATCCACCAGAAGATGAGGTTGTTGATACAGCACCTTCTTCAATCGATCCACCAGAAGCTAAACAAGAAACCGAGGAACCAAAAGATGAGACTGATAGCTGAAGAGATTAATACTGTTGACTTTCTTTGTGAAGAGAAAGAAGGCAAGAAGAATTACTTCATTGAGGGAATCTTCTTACAAGCGGAACTAAAAAACCGTAACAACAGAATGTATCCACTCAAGACTCTTTCTAAAGAAGTCGCTAAATATGATGAGAACTACATTCAAAAAGGGCGTGCCCTTGGAGAATTAGGTCATCCAGATGGTCCTTCTATTAACTTAGATAGGGTTTCTCATAAGATCATGTCGCTCAAAGAAGATGGAAACAACTTCATTGGTAGAGCGAAATTACTTGACACACCTATGGGTAAAGTCGCTAAGTCATTGCTAGACGAGGGCGTAAAACTCGGTGTATCATCTAGAGGTATGGGTTCAATTCGTAAAGAAGAGAACTGTAATGTCGTTATGGACGACTTCATGTTAGCAACTGCTGCTGATATCGTCGCTGATCCTTCCGCACCTGATGCTTTTGTCGATGGAATCATGGAAGGAAAGGAGTGGGTTTGGGACAATGGAGTCCTAAAAGAGTCTGCAGTAGCAGAAATCAAGAAAGAAATAGATCAAGCAACCCTGATAAACCTTCAAGAACGCAAAATTTCCGCGTTTGAAGCGTTTTTAAAGAGTTTATGATTTATAAATAAATACAGACAACGCAAAAGCTAAACGGAGTTTAAACAAATGGCTGAGACCCTCGAAAAAGAGTTAGATAACATGGAAGAAGTGACCGAAGGCTCTGATCCTATCACTAAATCTGCAAAACCTGCTATGCCTATGGATACATCCAAGGCGGGTAGTGCTAAGAAAGTGGTTGACGTGGAAGGACCTTTAGGTGCTTCTGAAGAAGGTGCTAAAGGCACTAAGAATGCAGGTGCATCTGCATCTGGTTCAGTAAAGTATGAAGGAGATAAGTCTATCAAGACTAAACCTTCAGCAGCGTCCGCTAAAATGGAGGAGACTGACAATGGCGAAGAAGAAGCAATCGCTGAAACCAAGTACGACTTTACTGAAGATGTTAACGCTCTTGTCGCTGGTGAAGAACTATCAGAAGAGTTCCGAGTAAAAGCTGCGACTATTTTCGAGGCTGCGGTAACTGCCAAAGTTAACGACGAAGTTAAAGCGTTGCAAGAAGGTTTCGAGGAGACCTTGACTGAAGAAGTCGAAAAAATCCAAACAGAATTGGCCGAGAAGGTTGATGACTACCTATCTTATGCTGCTGAATCATGGATGAAGGAAAATTCACTCCAGATTGAGCACGGAATTAAGACTGAGATGGCAGAGTCATTCTTCAAAGGTCTAAAAGATCTTTTCTTAGAGCATAACTTTACAGTGCCCGAAGAGAAGTTTAACCTGCTAGATGGAATGGCAGGTGAGCTTGATGATATGGAAGCTAAACTCAATGAGCAAATCGAATCTAATGTATCTTTAAACAAGAGAATTGGAGAGTTTGTTAAAATGGAAATCGTGAACGAAGTTGCACATGGTCTTGCTGAAACCCAAAAGGAGAAGCTAGCATCATTGGCAGAGGGAGTTGAGTTTGAAACTGAAGAAGACTATCGAAAGAAAGTCGAGACTATCAAGGAATCATACTTTACTAAGAAGGCTGAAGTCGTTGCAGAAGCAAAGACTGAACCCACAGAAGAAAGTTCTGAACCCCTTGTAGAATCCACAGTAAGCGGATCAATGTCGAAGTACGTTGATGCAATCGCTCGCTGGTCCAAATAATTGTTAAATTAACTACTACTTTTCAAATTAAGTCACATGACACTTAAAAATTTACAAGAGAAGTGGGCTCCCGTTTTGAATCACGAAGCTCTTCCAGAGATTGAAGATTCTCATAAGCGTGGTGTTGTCGCACAACTCTTAGAAAACCAAGAAAAAGCACAAATCGAAGAAGGAAACATCCTTACTGAGACTCTGCAAACTGCTGGTACAGGCGGTTTTGCTACTGCTGCAACCGCAACAGGTCCTGTTGCAGGTTTCGACCCAGTATTGATTAGTCTTATTAGACGTTCAATGCCACAACTAATTGCATATGATATCGCTGGCGTTCAGCCAATGACTGGTCCTACAGGACTTATCTTTGCAATGAGAACACAATACGGAACAGAGAGATCACCTGCTAGTGGTGATTACAGAGAGGCATTCTTCAATGAGCCTAACGCTGGTTTCTCTGGTGCTGATGGAAACCGTCTTGCAGACTACGATCCAACTGCATCCGATGCAACTAACGACGCTGAAGGTGCTAACCCAGGTCTTCTTAACGACTCTCCTGCTGGAACTTACGAACTAACAGGTGATGCTCAAGGAATGAACACAACTGCTCTTGAAGCAATCGATGACAGTTCTGCTGCCACTGCTTTCAGAGAAATGGGTTTCTCAATCGAGAAAGTTACTGTTACTGCTAAAGCTAGAGCTTTAAAGGCAGAGTACAGTATTGAACTTGCTCAAGACTTGAAAGCAATTCATGGTCTAGATGCCGAGCAAGAGCTAAGCAACATTCTCTCTACAGAGATTCTTGCTGAAATTAACAGAGAAGTTGTTAGAACTATCTACACAAACGCTGTTAAAGGTGCTCAAAACAATACTTCTACTGCAGGTATCTTCGACTTAGACGTTGACTCAAATGGTAGATGGTCTGTTGAGAAATTCAAGGGACTTCTATTCCAGATCGAAAGAGATGCAAACGCAATCGGTCACGAGACAAGAAGAGGGAAGGGTAACATCCTTATCGCTTCTGCTGATGTTGTATCTGCTCTTGGTATGGCAGGCGTTCTTGACTATGCTCCAGGTCTTGCAGGTAACAATGGTCTTGTTCCTGATGACACATCTTCCACACTTGTTGGAACACTTAACGGACGCATCAAGGTTTACGTTGACCCATATTCAGCAAACGTAAGTGATAAGCACTACTATGTTGCTGGCTACAAAGGAACTTCTCCTTATGACGCAGGATTATTCTACTGCCCATACGTTCCATTACAGCAAGTTAGAGCAATCAACCCTAACACCTTCCAACCAAAAATTGGTTTCAAGACTCGTTACGGTATGGTATCTAACCCATTCTCTCAGGGACTTACTCAAGGTTCTGGTGCACTTACTGCTAACAGCAATAAGTACTACAGAAGAGTTCAAGTTGCAAACCTAATGTAATTCAGATATTACAATTAATTTTTAGAGGGTGCTTGACACCCTCTTTTTTTATGCTATAATATATTTGTTGGACGCAACAT